AGTGCTTCCGGTTTCGCCTTTTCCTCCAAAGATATCACCGATTGCCTCAAATCCTTTTCCTAAACCACTTGCTGCCATTATTATTGTAATCAAGGAAAGGACACGTTCAATGAAATCTCCAAGTTTTTCCAAAATATTTAATGTGTCTTCTAATTTTGTATCATTCGGTGTATCTTTTTGTACCAAAAAGCACAAATATGCCAATGTGGCTATCATTCCGCCAATTCCAATTTTAATAGCCTGCCATTTTGCAGTCCACCCAAATGATTCAACTTCATCTGTAAACGATAGCATATCCTTAAGCTGGAATAATAAAAATCCGGCAGCAACAAGAACAACCGATACTCTTCCAAGATCACTATTAAGAAGCGGACCTATCGAATCAAATACACCTTTAATTGTTCCTATAAGTGTTGTTGCATTCTCTGCTTTTTTCTTGGTTTTATCAACATCTTCCTCTCCAGGAAGAACCTCTTCGTAGATCGGTTCCCAAAGGCTTTTAATTTTTCCAGCTTTAAGCAATCCTTGACGTTCTGTAAAACTTACAAATTTTTCTTTTACAACTTTATCTATAGACTCAGTTAATTCGCTGGCAGCGGCATCGCAATTTTCGGTAATTTTATCGGTAACTGCGGTATATGCTTCGTCAGCCTTTGCACTTGAAACTAATCCACCAAACAACATTTCAAGTATATTTGGTGCACTCGCCGCAACTTCTTTGGCACCTTCCTGAATAAACTGTGGAATTGTTTCAACCATTGTCGTTTTAAGAGTAGTTCCCAGCGTAAACATGCTGTCGGCGAGTTCCTTATTCTCTCCGTCTTCACCGGCAATAGCTTCCTTAAGATCCTCCGTAAGCGGTTTCGTCTTATCACGCTTCGTCAGGAAATTTGTCATCCAGGAGATGCCCTTGTTGATCCATTCCAAAGCTGTATTGAATCCGTTAATAATATAAGGCCCAATCTGACTAAAAGCATACTGAATACTTTCACCGATAGACTTTACAATGCCCCAGATCCCGCCGTCATCTGTTTCTTCTTTGATATTTCCGGCAGTCTCATTAAGCTTCTTGGACCAGGTTCCTGTTGTGAAATCCCAGATAGGAGCATTTTGAATGGCTGCCTGAGATTCCTTAGCGCCTTCTCCAAGTTCCTTATCCAGCCGTGTTTTCATATACACTGGAAGTTGACCACTCTTGACACCCATCATCTGTTCAAGAATCTTATCGGCCACAAAATCTTTCCGGTTTTGCCGTCCGTTGAGTCTATCGCTGATCCAGTCAATTCCGCTGCGAATATACTTCGGAATGTCTTTGATAAATGCCTCAATTGTCTGACCAAGCCCATCTACTTTAACCTTCAGATCGCTGGTGTTATATGCGTCAAATATAGAAGTTAAAGCGTCCCACCATCCGCCAGCGTTGTTCTTTACAAAGTTCCATCCTTCAGTCAAGAATCCGGGAACAGTTTTTGTAATCAATTTGGATATGCTGGCACCGATATTCCCAAGGGCCTCCATAAGAGTTGTGCCGTTCTCAGCGCCTTCTTCGGTATTCTTTCCAACTTCCTTTACAATCTGTTTACCAGTATTCTCAGATTCAGTTTCTAGTGTGGACTTTACATTCCCAAATTTAAACCATTCTGTGATTCCGCTAATAGCCCAGTCAATTCCCTTAATCGCTAGATCAATGCCTTCTGCTATATATGTTGGAATAGTAGCAAACAGATTCGAGATGGTTTCGCCAAGATGCCGTGTAAACATTTCCCATTTTGAAACTTTTACCTTCTCAGCATCTGGAGCAGAGTCGTTAAGAATATTTGCTATTCTGCTGGCTTCCTTTGTGTATCCGCTCTGTCCTGCATTGAACAGCTCGTTCTGAGATTTGCCGTCCGAGCCATGTCCGGTCAGCGCATTATAAAGCCGATCCCAAAGTTTTCCAATCTCGAAAATGGCATTATCGAAGAACGTCAGCAACGTATCTGGTAAGCTCTCAATAAAGTTTCCGATACTTTCCGCAAATCCGCGTACGGCCTTCTCAACAGGCCCCATATCCTTGGCTTCTTTATTGGTTTCATCAGCAATCCGTTCTCCGCTGAAGAACGCGGCAATCTTATGCGGAAGTTCTTTAAACCAGGTGCTGACAGTCGTCCATGCAGAGTCAGCATGCTCTTTAATCCAGGTGATACCTGCCGCAACCTTCTCCGCAAAGATCGTCTGATTCGTCTCCAAATCGTCACTTCCAGTAAAGATGCTCATAACCCAGTTGCCAACATTTGTAGCAATCTCTTTGATCTTCGTATGGAGCCCACTTAGGCTAAAGTTGGCAAAGGGCTTCATTACGGCATCTTCTGCATCCTTACTGGTAGCCTCGCCGTCCTTCTTTCCAAACAGAGCAGCTACTAGATTTCCAAGAACACTTCCTGCGCTGCGAAGCCCGTTCCGAACATATTCAGGAATCTTCTTTATGAAGTCAGCAGCTTCTTTAACTGCCTTATCGACGAACTTCTTCAGAGGAGTCTTAATCTTTATATCTTTCCAGTATTTATTTCCATTTTTATCGATGCTAACGACCTTGCCACGCTTCTCATAGAACAACCCATCCCAGAAATTTTCCAGGATAGTACCGATATTCTTTATGGCATTCCGTACGTTCTTCGGAATATCTTTCACAAAATTAGTAGCTGTGTTCAACATCGTATTGAACCCACTGTTCAGCGTATCCCGAACGATAGCATCCTGTGTTTTGATATCTCCGTTGGCATCAGTTTTCGTCGGTTCTAACTGTGCTACTTTGTCACCAAGGAAAAATGTAATAAGACTTTCAATCGTCCTGCCGATTACCGTACCGACGGTATGAGCAGCAGCTGCAATCCGTTCGGGTATGGTTTTAACAAAGTTCTGAACCTTCTCAATAACACCATCTAGCCATAGTTTTAGAGGGGTCGCAACCTCAGCGTCTGTAATCTCCATAGATACAGCGCCATGTCCAGTCCCGGTCATCCCACTGAGATCTTCCTTCTGATAAAACAATCCATGGAAGAACTCCCAGACATTGAATGCGTATTGTCTCAGCCGGTTCGGAATATCTTTAATAAATGCACCGACATCCTTAATTGCCTGATCAATCCAGGCTTTAGCATCTGCCACAAACGTGTTTGTCTTAAAGAAATTGGAGACGTTTACGAAAAATCCGCCTTCTTCGCCTTCTGCGATTTCACCAATACCAAGCAGCCGCTTAAGGTCAGTAATCAGGTTCCCCATGAACTCCTTCACAGCAGTCAGCGCTAGGCTCATTGCATTCTTCATATCAGTAACGGATTTCGTAATTTGACCGAGAATGCTATTGTTTGGATCTTTAAGCTCCTGCGCAGATTTGGCTCCAAGTAATTCCAGAACAAACCCCAGTGCATCAGAAAATAACTGCACATTCATAGTCACTGTTGCGATCGCACTATCTACAAAAAATGATGCAACCGTTCCCAGTAACTCGATGATCGGGGGCAGAATCTTCAACAAAGGTTCTGCAGCGATCATAATATTCTGCACAGCATTTGCCATATCATCAAATACAGAAGTATTCTGGTTCGTCGTAGCCAGCGAATCCGCAAATCGTGAAAGAGTATTGATCACGGCATCAATAATCGGACTAAAAGCCTTGATCACAATATCGATACTTCGTACTGCAGTTCCGATGACCTTACTCACAACAGAAAATGCAGTCCCAACAATACCAAGAATCTTAGCGATCTTTTCAGCGCGGGTTTCCTCATCATTGCCAGAAGCTTTGCTAAGCCAATCAATAATGTTTCTGGTTGCTTCTTCAAATTCAACTGTCTTCTGAAACAAAAGCCGACCCATATATTCAGCATCTGGAAATAACTCTCTTACACTATCAGCAACTTTTCCAATTGCTTCATCAATGTTCAGTATACCCTGTAAAAATAAATCACTACCGTTTTTACCGCCTGTGGACATTTTATTCCACTCGGTCAGAATAGCATTTCGGTATTCACCCAAATCATAAAGAATAGTAAGAAAATTACTATCTGCTAATTTAGTAAAAAACTTAGTTGCTTTCTCAAGTTGCCCAAATATCTGCTCAAAAGACTTTGACCAGTTGGTGGCAAGCACATCTCTTAATGTCCCCATAACGTCAGCAAAGCTTCGTGCTTCTTTTGCTGCTTGATACATCATTAATGCTTGCGTCTTTTCTGATTCAGATAAGTTTTCAAAATCTACATATAAATCATCAACATAACCGGAAAGTCCCATATATTGAAGTGTTAACTGATCTGCCCAGCCATACTTCAAAGTATCTCGAAAACCCTGAATTGCTACCTGCTTGCCAGCGCTAACCTTCTTATTTACTTTATTTGTTGTTGTATAAACAATTTTTTCAGTTTTGTCAGCATTCTTTTTAACTGTTTTTATAAGTGTACCTGCTTCTACACCGGCGTCCAGCATAAGCTGCATAGTCTTCTCTGTAGCCATATTCAGACTTTCAAAACTATACCAGTCTTGAATACGCATTGAATTGCTGGAATATGCCTGCGTAAAATTCAGAAATGCTCTGTTTGCATCATAAATATTAACGCCTGCTGCAGCTGCAATATTTGCTAGACCTTCCATTGTCTTTTCGGCATCCTTAAGATTAGCGCCTGCAGCAACTAGTTTCGACATTGCACTAGTCATCTGACTAAGACTATAACTTGTCTGATCAGAATATTTTGCCAGACGTTCAACTGCCTTATATGCATTTTCCTGGCTTTCACCTGCAGCAGTCATAGTTCGAACAGAATTCAGAATTTCTGTGTATTTATTCATACCAGCATTCACGCTCTGGCTGGTAATTGTGTCAAAAAATCCGGTAATACTCTGTTCCATCCGCAGGAATGCTCCACTGACTTCACCAGCCAATCCGCTGATTAGCTGGTTCTTAAGCATCCCTGTAAATGTTGTCAGCCTGTTGGTGAGTTTCTCCAGGCTGCTGTTTGCCTTCTCCGTTGCCTCGCTTGTGATCTTGCTGAACTCAGTCACGGACTTTCCGGAGTCCTTCATGTTAAGAGATTTTTTCAGCTCGTCGAGTTTTTTAAGAGTTTTATCTACGCCTTTCTCAAAGTCTTCAGCATCAAATTTTGCCTCAACAACCCGAGTATCGACCGCATCACTCATGAAATGACCTCCTTCCAGATATCTTTTGCCATGTTGGTAAAGATGCTTCCGATCGCGGGATTCACGTAGTCAATGCCTTCCACGTAAGCCCCGTTTCTCGTTCCGTGCCCATATTGGATCAGCAGAGCGATGACCTGACCATCCTGTACGTTGCTGTTTTTCCAGATCAGCCGGCTGGTGTTTCCTTCGTGAAGAATCTCATAGCTCCAACTGGCTGCTGTCTCTCCTGTGTCTTTCGGTGTAAGATTCTGTAACGCTGTGACCCCGCGGGCTCCGTATTTCCGCAGAATCACATCTGTCACTTTCTGAATTCTGATTGCCTTTCGAAGAAACTTCTCCAGATGAGTAAAATCTCCATGCTGCACAAAATTTACTTTCACATCAATCACCCTTTGCTGTGCAGCATTGCCCGGCGTCTTGCATTCAACGCCTTGTTCTGTGCAAATATGCTGTTCTTGCTCATCCGCTTCTCTGGCGTATTCTTGATCCCACAAATCCGGATAAGCATAAGTAGCCGCTGCAGATGCCATTTTTCACAGCTGAACGGGATCTCATAATCAATCATCCAGTAGTAAATAAGTTCACTGGTAATAATCTCATTCCGGAATCTTCCGCGGCCTGTAGTTCTTCTGTCAGTAATCGTTGTCGCCGTATGAGGATCTGAAATATAGGCCTGAATCTCCTGCAGCTCCTTTGCTCCGAGTGCACGGTACACCATTGGATCTACGTTCTGGTTCAGACTCATGCATCGCACATAATCCTGCAGCTCTTCCATCGTCGGGTTCGTCAGATTCAGGAAAGGTTTTTTCCATTTTGATTCCCACCGGCTCAAAGAGATCAGGCTATGCTCAAGCTGCAGTGTCTGGCTTTTTACTGATATGAAACTCCCTGTTCTCTCGTCAAAAAACTCCATTTCCGGCACTGTAATCGTGAGCATAGCCGTCCCTCCGTTTATTCTTTATTCTCCACCAGGTGCAGACTCGCATCCGCCGGTTCGTTTTCGTCCTTAACTTCTTCCTTCTCCTGATCAGCCTTGGCTCTCGCGGCAACGTCGGCAGGAACAATGCCATTAATAAATGCCGCCGCAGCAGAAGCATCGGAAATCAGTTCCATATAAAGATTACTATAGGCTTCTGTCTGGGCAAAGGCTTCACTCAGTGCATCGCTCTTGATAAAACGACGTCCGTCAGGACTCTTCTCACCATAACTCATCATGATAATCTTCTTGAAAGCCTTGATGATTTCAGGTACGTCCTGCTTATCGATAATCAGCTGAATCAACTGCTGCATGCCGCCAACGGTTCCCAGCTCCATGTCCATCAGTTCCGCCTTTGTCAGGTTGAAATAGAAGTTCTCGCTCCGTTCTTTGCCGTCATAATCGACGTAATTGATCAGTTTCTTTAACATAACTATTTGCTCCCTTCAAATTAAAAAGAAAAGGGCGCGCTCCTGTTACAGAACACGCCCTAGTGAATATACCAAAATTAGTTCATCGCATCCAGAACCTGCTGAGGGGTTGGCATCGTCGCGCTTCCACCACCAGTACCATCACTTCCATACACAGTATCCAACAGAGTGCCAAGCTTAGTGGCATCCGCCTTCGTAGAGTCGATAACAATCGTACTCACAGGCTTATGGGCAGTGCTATTTCCAACAGCCACAGGGGTAGAGCTCGCTTCCCAGCTGAAGCTGATCGCATCGGGGTTCTCGTTGATTGTCGCGTAGCTGCGGCCAGAAGGAGAAGCCGTGCAGTTGTAAACAAAGTGCAGTTTATAACCCTTGTCCATACCCGGGTGGGTATCGTCACCGATCTGGGTCTTGTAAACAAGTGCAAAGGCCTTACGAGGCTGCTGACCCAGGAATACACCAGTCGCGGCTTCTTCGCTGCCGTCACACTGATTCCACTCATCCGGATAGGTGAACGCTTCAATCGTGCAACCAAAGGTTTCAGCCGCCCGCAAGGAAGCGTATTTGATGTTGTCAGCATACAGATCAGTTAGATCCGCACCGCCGGGGTTCTCGCTGATAGCAGTTACACCGTTCCAAGCCACACCGGGATCATAACTGTTGCCGTTCGCCACAAACAAAGCAACCTGGCTAACACCAGACTCAATTTCGCGCTGTCCGCTCTGGTCCCATACAAGTTTCGCCATAGTTCTTTCCTCCAATTAATAGTAGATCGTATAAACGTAGTGGTTCAGATTGTCCGAAGTAAAAAACTGTGTGAATCGACAATACCGAAGATTATCGATGGCATCCCGCTTCGGATCATCGGGATCTTTTGTGATAAAGGTAAGGCTGTATTGATAGAGCCTTCTGTAGATCTCATTGTTCGCGTGCTGGTCATCGGCATTATTCAGCCGGTAGATAATGCACGGATATTGGATCTTTGTGCCCGTAGGCGGCTGGAAATATACGTTTCTGCTTCCCAGCGTATCACACAGCAGCTGGTGCAATTCAATCCTTCTCTGGCTCATGATACTGCCCTCCCAGGGTGAGGATAATCCGGGGATACTGGATTTCCGCACTTGTGATCTTCCATGTACCCCCGAGATATCTCACATATCTCATTGCTCCGAGATTCTGCTTTGCAAAAGCATCGGCAACAATACTGATCCGGTTACTGATCGCCAGATTATCATTGAAATTTCCATTTTGATCCCAGCGGCGGGAATGACTCAGCACATCACCGTAGTATGTCTTTTCAACAGGTACTTCCTTCATTACGCCGGGATGATTTTCAGGATCCGTTTCCAGAGTCCTTAGGAATCCGATTTCTCCGCTGAATCTGGCCATTATCATTCACCTCAATTAGGAATTACCCGTTTCAGCCTTTATCGGAATCTTCCGGAATCGGATCCTGATAGTTTCCATTGGGGGCCTTCTGCCAGGGCTTAGAGGGCAGAGAACCAGTGATGGTCAGCGGATTGCTGTCATGCAGCACTTCGATCGCCAGAGCAGAGAACGGTTTCACCAGCGCAGCAGAAATTCGGGTTTCAATCAGGTACTTCTGCTGGTTGTAGTCGATATCGAAGTCATCGAACATATTGATGCTGCCACCCTTGTCCGCACCGACGTTATAATCGCTCAGGTTGACCATGATACCGATCAGATCCCAAAGAACCGGACTATTACCAGTGGTATCCGTACGAGTACCAGCCTGCTCCATAACAGGAACGGTAACGATGTCACGCACACGCAGCGTAGTCGCCAGAGCAGCTTTAGTCGGATACAGGAAATGCCCAATGCCATCCTCAAGCAGCAGCATTTCAGTCAACACATCTTCAGTGGTGAAGAAAATGGGATCGCCGCTGCCCTTATAGAGCTTCCGATTCTTGATGATAGTCTTGATGATAGTCTTCGCGAAGTTCTCGTTCTGAACCTGAGTCACAGGAACCTTCACGGTGAACAGATCGTCATCCTTCCAGATGCTACGAACATGAGACTCCTCGATATGATCCTCGGAGGCAGTGCTACGGCCATCACCAATCAGGAAAGCACGAGCCAGTTCCTCATCCAGCATCATCCGCATTTCACCCTTGATCCAGGCGACAACGTCGAAGTCAGTAATATCGAGCACATCGTCCCGATCCAGCTTCTGCTTCTTATATACAGTCTGCGGGTCAGTCGTCCGCTTCAGCAGCGTGAAGACCTGTTCCTTCTTCAGGTGACCCTTAATGTAACCCTTAGCCCGGGCTTCGTCCTCAGTAATATCAGCGAACATAGACTTAATTCTGCTGAAAGGAGTGTGATGCACAGCACCCATTACCTTCTGCACCCAGTCCATTTCCCGCTTAATGAATTCGGGAGGGACGTTCTGATTTTTGTAGTCCGGGAACAGCCAGTCAATCTGATCAATACCATATTCAGCGCTGTGAGACAGGACTGCATCCTTCAGGCTGCCTCCGCGCTTCGCATCAGCGAAAATCGTATCCATTTCGGCATGAGAAAGGGAATTGCCGCCAACTTCTTCAACAGTGCCATCAAATACATTCTTCTTCATGGAACCATAACCTCCAAATTCGGAATGCTCGACCTCATCGTCGCCATCCCAATCTTCATCATCTTCTTCGTCGTCCTCGTCCTCATCGTCGAGGTCTTCGTCGTCATAGTCTTCATCGTCTTCGAAGTCTTCGTCGTCGGGATCTTCGTCATCAAAATCCTCGTCGTCTTCGTCGTCTTCCGCTTCGTCGTCGTACTCTTCGTCGTCTTCCGCATTGGGGTCAATGCCGGCCTCGGCCATGGCATCGATCTGTCCCTGCTCGTAGAGCGCCTGTACAGCGGCGAGCTGATCCTCATTCATACCGTCAAGTACAGCCTGAAGATCAAAGTTCTCGTTCTCGCCCATATCTGCGTCCTCCATACCGTCTTCTGAATGACAAATATCCTGCACCGCTGTGGTGATTACAGCTTCCTCGTCATCCGTGTCGTAAGTTCCGTCGCTATGTGCAAAATTCAGGTTGTCGATGCGGGCCATCTTATTCGCGCCGGTCATTACAAGACTAACCTCACGAATCATGCCGTGAATCACATCGTTGCCCTTCTGCACAAGCTGATTCGCGTAAATGGAGAACTGCTTGATATCGCCGTTCGCCACCGCGTTTTTGGCCGCCTGCGCTTTTTCGTTTTGGTTAAACCAGCAATAACAGTAGACACCCTTGTCACGGTTCTCCAGCAGTGCATGGCCCAGAATATTGGTAGGGTCAGTGTGGCAGTGCTGGTAAACCATCGGGACTTCTTCACCGTCATTGTCGATAAAAGCATTCGGGCGGATGGTCCGGCCATCGCTGCAGCGTACGTTCGCCATAGTCGCCCAGCCGGAAATGTCATAAGGTCTGTTATCCGCCATTTTGATTTCCTCCATATAAAAAAGCACGGCTCATATGAGTCGCACTGTTTTGGAATATTGTTTGCCGGCTATGGATTAACCGGTATCTTCCTGACGAGGCTGCGTTTCTGTCTCCGCTTCCTCCTCTTCTTCCAGGTCGCCATTCTTGTATCTTTCGGCGAGTTCCACAATCTCCTGATCACTCAGGTCTTTCAGATCGTCTTCTGTCAGACCGGCCTCGAGCAGGATCTCCCGGGCTTCAGAGAGCTCTTCTGGATCCACGGGCTCCTCCGGTTGTTCGCCGGCTGCCGGGTCGCGGTCCTGAATCGGCATGTTACTGTTCCGCAGCTCGTCCGCCTTCGGATCGTCGCTGGGTTTGATACCGATAATGCTACGGATTTCATTCGCACTGAGAATCTCATTACGGGTGAACTTATCCGCGATGTCTGCGATATTGTTAACAGGCACCAATTTAAAGTGATCCTGGAAGTACATAATGGTTTGCCCCTGAGTCCGACCGGTCTTGGTCAGGAACTTCCGACGCAGTTCATCACAAATTGCACCAAGGATCGGTTCGATGGTCCGATTGTAATAGTTCAGCATAATCTTCTCATCTGCCGTGCCATTGATAATCTCTTCTGTGATGCCAAGATAACTGTAAAGGTCCGCCTTCAGTGTCTGAATCTGCTGCAGCAGGTCATTCTCCAGTGGACGGTTCAGCTGAGTAATCTTTTCAGTTGCGTCGGAATAGGCGATTCCGTATTTGTTGTTCTTTAGCTGCTCCTCAAGCCGTTTGATGCGCTTTTCAGCCTCAAGCATACGGCCATCCGTCTTAACGGAGTAGGGGAGCTGCACGATCATATTAAGCCGGTCTGATCCGGTGTTCTCATCGATCTGGTCCTTCAGAATAAGCTTTCGGATCAGTCGCTGCAGAGTCGAACTGGGTTCATTCATTACTGCGTAGAAAGGATTCTCGATGATCGCAACTGTCTTTTTAGGCAGAACAATCTCTTCATAAAGTCCTTTCTGCTCATTGTAAAGCCGAACCTTCACGTCATTCGGATACCACTGTACGACCTTTGCCGTCCGCATGCTCAGAATATCGTATCCGCCAGTAATCCGCGGGTTGATATCTGTGTCTGTCGGAACGATGGCCACGCAGCCTTCATCAAACATACTGATAACGACATCCTGAATAAACTGGCGTCCTGTTTGATCAGTATTCGCATCCAGAGTCAGGCAGTTATTTAGTCCGGACTGAATCGTCTCCAGGTAACGTTCGTTTTCGTCGATTCTAACATGTTTGATCTTTACGGCTGCAACGTCCACTGCAATACGGTTATAAATTGCCGTGACAATGGATCGTTCATTGCCGCGCGTCATTCTCGGACGATCTGGCCGATTAAAGCTAGCATAACCCTGTACAGCCGGCTGTAAAATTCCCTCCGTGGGATCCCGGTTATTCCGAAAGGCATTCCAGGCATGCTGGAGCCGTTGTCCAAATGAGGCCATAGCGTCACCTCACACTATTGATTTCCATTTTGATTTAATTAGCCACGACGACGCTTGCCCTGACGTGGCTTCTTACCATACTGTGTTCCGGCAAAGGCCTTATTCATTTCAGAACGGAACTGAGCGGCCTTCTTGGCAGCACGCTTGGTTGTAGCAGCACGATAAGCATTATAAGCAGCACCAGCACCAAGACCAGCTGCAGCAGCACCGGCACCAACACGGGCAAGAGTATTGTTGCTTACACCATCAAGAGACCTTCTTACTTTATCGTATCCTCTTGCGGCAGGACTTGCGAGGCCGTGCTTAGATGCAAAATCAGCAGCTCTCTTAGCACCCTTTGTCAAAGTCTCGCTGGCTCCTGTGCCACGACCGAATGTAGATACGGCATCACCAGCTCCACGAACAGCCGATACGCTCTTCTGCATTTTAGTACCAGCGCCCATAATTCCGATACCAGCACGTCTGATCTTAGCGTTCCGGCTCTTCATCAGCATGCCACCAACAGCACCAGCACCGCGTCCAGCAGCTCCAACTGCGTTAGCACCACTCCCTCTAAGGAAGTTCGCAACGCCAACAGTTCCTTTAGAAGCCAGCGTTCCGACAGCCGCAGCACCGGCACCAAGAGCAGCAGCCCGCTTAGCATACTTCTTACCGTTGTTGGCCCGGGCTTCAAGCTTGGCCAGCTTCTTCTGGGCTTTCCGATACTGACGACCAAGCCGCGCAGAGTTGCCACTCTCAATGGCTTTCCGTACACCCCATTTCATGCCCTTAATTCCATAATGGGCAAGGTACTCATCCGTCCGAGTTACTCCATAATATCCTTCATTAGTAGTCATCTTTATGACCTCCGTCTTTTCTTAGTACGTTTATTATTTGCTTGTACGCCATTCGCATATTTAGTACCAGCAAATGTTCGATCCATTTCGGCCTTCCATCTTGCCGCTTTAATAATGTTCCTGTCAGCAGTCTTGGCACGGTAAACATTTCGTGCGGCAGCAACACCAAGTCCGGCAGCACCTAAAGCGGCAACACCGCGAGCCACTTGGTCACGATTGATTTTTCCTAGAATGCTAGAATTGTCAGGAACTGTTGTGGTAATAATTTGACTGGTCCATCCTACTCTTTTTCCGTTTTTATAAACGGGAACATTGCTGACAAGTTCAGAAGTGTTTTTATTCTTTAATACTTTTTTGCCCCAATTCTGAATTGCATTTTCAGCTTTTGCACTAGCCAAATTATATTTTGATGCTCCGGTTGCTGTCTTTATTGCAAGTTTATTTAAAGTATCGGCATTAGCAGTTCCTTTAAATAAATTACTTCTTGCCAATTGAGTCATGGCATTTGACGCCAAAGATCTATATTTGGCAGGTCTACTGACAAGATAACCAACAGCATTACCTACGCCTTGCGTTCCAGCAGCAGCCAAGCCACCAAGCGCAGCCGCTCCGGCACCATATCCAACAGCTCGTCTGGCATATTTCTGCTTATTTGTTCCAAGTTTCATAAGCTTATTAAGCTTTCTTTCAGCTTTAATACGCTGTCTGCGAAGAGCTCTGTCACTACCTCTCTCCAAAGCTCTCCTAACTCCCCACTTCATACCTTTAACACCATAGTGGGCTAAGTATTCGGAGGAGCGTGCTACACCATAATACTGAGGCATATCACTGGCCTCCTTATTTTACTCAAAAGCGTCACGGTGCATCTTGTAAGCAACAAGAGCATCCATCAGTGCGGCAACACTGTCGATCTTCTGATCATTCCGCTTTTTGTACAATTTCCGGTTACCATTTGTATCGGTCAATGTGATACAGTTTCCCATGGTAAAGGTCATCATCTCCTGGTCGAAGATCAGCATCCGATCCTCTGCCAGATGCTTGATTTCACCCAGCGGAACGCTCTCTGTCCTGGATCCCTGAATAACCTTAACAATACCAAAAGGTCCGTTCTCCATTGCCCAGCGCTCTATGAATTCTTTGGCATAGTACGGGTCGTAACCAACACACCGCACATCGTATTTATTCTCCTCAATATACCGCTCCAGATCATCATAGACATCCATGATGTTCAGAATTGTACCATCCATAACCATTAGACTGTTCTCATTAATGAACTCATCATATTTGGTCCTGGTGGCATTCGGCAGATTGATGAAAGTTGACGAGGAAATATAGTTCCGCGTCTTAACGCCAAAGGATCCGTCTCTCAGAGGAAACAGAAATGTAAATGCACAGAAGTCAT